AAAGCAGCACTGTCCGCACAGGACAAAGTTACTGGATCTGGTTCCGCCAAGTCTCTTATGCGTGGATTCAGCAAGTATATCTCAACCTCTCCGGGGTCTGATATACCTAGCGATTATGCTCCCGCTGCGGCTCAAACCATCACAGGAGCAATCACTGAGGCTAACCTCAACGCGATGCTTGCATCGATGTATAACACCTCAGGAGCACTGTCCAATGTGACGATGATAGCCGACTCAAACGTGCGTCTTTCAGTTGCCAACTTCATGGCTACCAACGGCAGCACAGACAAGCGGCGTTACAACGTGCCTGGCACTGGTCGCGAAGTATCGCTGGCAGTAGACGTGTTCAATTCGGACTTTGGGTCTGTCAACATCGTGTCTTCAAACAGCGCATGTTCGCCTGATTCGACAAATCTGGACACCGCGCAGTTGGTCAACTTCGACTACATCGGCATGGCTACCCTCATTCCTCTGGCTCAGACCGAGTTGGAAGATGCTGGAGCGGGTCGCAGAGGTTTCTGCCAGATGTGGTCTACGCTGGAGATGTTCCACCCACAGGCGCACGGCAGCTACTCACTTGCTTAATTCAAACAGAAAGGAAAACAGAAATGAGCAAATACATTGCAACTGCAAACAATCAGAACAGAGCGGATGGGTTTACCCATAAGTTCATCGTAACGTCTGACGATTTTTCGGTAGCCAATCTCGGAACCAAATCGGACTCCGCTACGGCAACAATCAGTCATGCCATCAAGCAAGGACAGGCAATTACAGCAATAGCGTATCGCCTAATTACATCCTTTGATGATTCAGGTGGCGGCTCTGATTTAACGGTCGTAGCCGGTGACTCTGGCGACCCTGATGGCTTCCTTGCTTCATCGCAAATCCATCTGGACAACACTGAGCATCCCACAGGGTTTGGCACTGGCGCATACATTGCTGCCGGTGGCAAGCACTACCCTGACGCTGATGCGACTATCAACTACGTGTTTACCCCAGATGCAAGCGGAACGGCTTACTCCGTCAACGAACTGACCCAGGGGGAGATTCACTTCTACCTCAAAGTCGTAGACGTAAACGAGCGTTCGTAATTTTGGTTCGTCCAACCAAGGCCCCGCCCGTCAACCCTGCTGTCAGAGCGGCGGGCGGGGCTCTTTTTCTCAATGGAGATAATTGAAGAAACCACCCGGGCATTAGAGCGCGAAATCCGCACTGGTGCCCGGTTACTTGAGGCAAGAGAGCGCGTTATCAACCAGCAAGCTAGTGCGCAGGCGCGGGGCTACAAGGAGGACGTCCGATTTAAAAAACAACGCGCAATGCAGCACATCGCAAGCATACCCGCGAAAGAGTTCTTTGCCTTTGCGGCTAATCCAAAATATCGGGGATGCTGGCAGGACAAGGAGTTCATGCGGGACTATCTCAAGCGAAACCCTCACTTGCGCAGTAATAAGTAGTGAGCCAGACCGTTGCATATTCAGAGACGCTGGCTCTTGTCGAAGCGTTGCTTGGTGCAGACCTTATTAGTCTGGAAAAAACGCGAGTCCGTACGCTTATCAACTCGCGGGCTCACTTTGCTTACCGCGAATCGGATATCTGGGATCCCTTCCTAGTGACTGCTGAAGAGCGGATCGTGAATGATGCGGATCCGACACAAGTATTCGTTCCTTACGTTGGCACCACCTCTGCCACAACAGACGTCACGAACATTCAAAAAGGCGACATCGACACTGTCCTTCGCGCCCACAATGCAAACCCGTTTGCGGTCAAAAGTGTTTTGGAATACGAGGTTATGGCAACCTCCAACGGAATCGAGCTGCCAGGATACAAAGTTACGTACGGAGCTTCGCAAGTGCCTTTGACATGGGCGTCCGGCTTTGGATCCGCTCTTTTGACCTTAACGAACAAAACTGACGCAATAGTTGGCGGGACAATAAAGGTCGAAGGAGTTGTAACTAATTCCGCAACGGCTAACGAATCGTGTAACGACACATTCACTCTTACCGCTGTAAGTCAGGCAGACACTTCGCCAGAAGCACATTTAGCGGTTGTCGGACACGCTTTTTCAATCACTGCAAACGGCACTGATTTTACAAATGCCAAGGTTTCATTTCCTGTCGTCTTTTTGACTTACAAGCGGCGCCTTACAGAAACCTATGGCGACCTTGCCGGGGATACAAACCTTCCACGCGAGTGGCATGAATACTGCGCCCTTGGGACAGTCGCTGATATGCTGCAAGCAGATGGGTTTTCTGAGAAAAGCGCAGCAATGGAGGCCAAGGCTTTCGCTGCTTTGCAAAGAGAACTTGAGAGAGTTGACCGAAACAGAGCCGATCAATTTGTAAACCATCGTGTGCGAACGCACGCCAGCAACCAATCAAGATAATGCCAGGAATGAGTTACGGAATGGGGCCTAAACGCCCCAACAAAAAAAAGAAGACTGCCAAAAAGGCAGGAATGAAAATGGGCATGAAGCGCCCTAAGCGTAAAATGCGCGGTGGCAGGTAATTCAACACTTTAGATTATGGGACAAGGAGCAACAGCGTATTCGCTGACAGGCGGGAATGGTGGAGTTGTCATAAGCACGACCGACACGACTACCGGCGATTTTCAATCTATCACTGTAGTCGGTGACGCCCCTGCGGTAATAAGCGCAACAGGCACGGTCAGTAACCTGACGGGGTTCAGTGCCGACATGATTCTGTCCGCAGGGCAGACTTTGGTAGGACGATTTTCGGCTATCAAACTAGCAAGCGGGAAAGTGGTCGCCCACAATCTTTGATGAATGCGAGCCGATCTCCAGCGCCTGCTTCGCTCGCCTCTTGAAAGTGCTGTCCTTCAGGATGGCGACACACAATTCACGGGTCTAGTCACAAGGCTTCGCCCGTCTCAACTAAAGCCCGGGCAGGTTTCCGTGGCTCAGAATATCCGCTTTGATGAAGCGGGAGCGGCAAAGGTTCGCGAGGGATTTAGGAGCATAAGCGGCGCTCTTACGACTGCCGCAGTTGTCCCTTATATTCGTAAAACAGCAGGGACGTCAGCGTTAGTGCTTATTGGCACCACAACCGCTCATTGCACCGGCGCAGATCAAGGCGGCGGAACGATCCGAATTACCACTAAAAACAGTGGGGGCGTTGCTATTGCGCACGGCATACCGGCAACCGGCGGCATGGTAAACCTTGCTAGTTTTACAGGGGGCACCGGCACTCTTAATGGCAATCAAGAGGCAACCTACGTCTCGTCCACAACCTTTGACGTCACGGTCGCAGGAGTTAGTGGAGCATGGACCGGCGGGATTGTGGGGGCCATAAAGCTCACAGGTGGCGTGACATCAGTACACGGAGCGTGTCGGTTTTCTGATCCTACTGCTTCAAATGACGAATCAATAATTATTGCCCTGAACGAAAAAGCGGTGGCAGTAAAGTTGTCAAATCTTGCAACGACCGATATTGCCTACCCAGTAGGAGAAACGGTCAATCAAACCGCAGACCTGCAACAAGAGTTTGGCAAGGTGGTATTACGACGGGAGGGTAAAACTACGCTGCTTTTTGATTCTCAAGACGGCGCTACAGGATTTACAGGCACGCCTGCCTTTACAAAGGTCGCGACCGGGACAAAGACGCAAGCTGTAGAATTATCAGACTCAGTTTCTGTTGGCACTGACGGTAAGGTGCTTTTCTCTATGGGAAGTGCCCACGGCTTAGAAACCGGCGATCGAGTTGTGGTTGTTGACGCAGGTTCGAGCGGGTTGACCGTCGGCAGCAGTTTTAGAGTTACGAAAGTCACGGCAAACAAATTTGAGTTCTTTGCGAGTGTCAAAGCAGCAGGCGCCAGCACCGTTATTGTGCGCAAAAACGTAAGTCTAGGAGGAGGGTTTATTAACGCTCCCGCAGCAGCATTCGGCAAACTTGCTGGGCAACGTGTTTTTGTGCCTTTCACTCACGACTCTGCGGCAAGTCCATCTGCTCGGTCGCCCCAGGTCCGGGATGAAATTATTGCGTCTGACATTTTTGATAATCAAACCTTTGACCCGATTCTCAACAGCTTCCGGCTTAATGCAGGAGCGGCAGATCACATTGTGGGCATGCATCCGTTTGGCGATGACTCCCTGGTGGTATTTAACCGAAACAGCATTCACCGTTTGATCGGAGTTTCAGGCTCGCTTCTGGACGTGTCCTCACACGTTCTCACCGACGAGTTAGGATGCCTTGCGCGAAAATCTATTGTCTATCATGCCGGGGCGTTCTTGTTTCTTTCAGACGACGGGGTCATGGGGTTGACCTTCCAAGACGCGCTCAACCTGCGCGGCACAGATGTTCCGCTGTCAGAAGCCATCCAGACAGAATTCAAGCGGGTAAACCGGGACCACATGGACAAGGCGGTGGCGTGTTACTCCGACAACCGGTATTACCTTGCTGTCCCTACGGGGATTTCTACAGAGCCCAATGAAATCTTTGTCTATTCATTCTTAAATAATTCTTGGGAGAGCATAGACACCGTAGCGTCAGACGCCTTTACAGTGATGGACTTGATTCCTGCCAAATCTGGCAAAGTCAATGAGGTCTATGCGGTGACCACCCAGGGCGGAGTCATAAAGATTTCGCAAACCGGCAGAGCGGACGACTCAATCTTTGAAACAACTGCAAAACTCAACCCGTCTACCTTGCAAATTGGAGCACGCCTGCGAACCCGAGCTTACACTTGCGGCACAGTCGAGCGAAAGCGGTTCAACCATCTTGAACTCCACATTCATAGCGACGCAGACCACGCAAGCGAAGGCAGCTTTAGCCTTATCGCAGAAGATCCCGACAGTACAACAGAGCTTGGCACTTTGACGGATCGCCTAGGCAGCATTCTTGCCAAGGGCGAAGGCGCTTCTGTGCGAACGCGCACAGGGAACCCGCGAGGCTTTAGTGCGCAAATAGAGTGGAAGCCGTCAAGTGGGCGACCAGAACTGCGCGGCGTTTCACTGCGCGGAAGCAACACAATGAATTCATCAACATCCGTAAAATAGACCATGGCTAAATTCACAAAAGGGCACAGTTTTGTCGAAGATGAGCAAATCACTCACACCAAGCTTAATAATCTCGTAGACTCCGCAAACTTTGCGTCTGACGCGGTAGACGGCACCACCACGGATCTATCTTCTGGCGCAATTATTGTGGCGACTGGAGGCATTACCGTAGCGCAACTTGCGGACAATGCTGTCGAGACGGCAAAGATAAAGGATCTTAATGTCACTACCGGTAAGATTGCAAATGACGCGATTACCGAGGCAAAGATTGCAGACAACGCTATTCAGGCGGAGCACTACTCTGACGGAAGTATTGCCGAGGAGCATCTCAACAATAACGTCATTTCCGGTCAGGCAGAGCTGGCAGCAATCCCGCATCTAACGCAAGACGAAGTGCTGATTTCCGACAACGGCACGCTCAAGCGGTTTGCGCTTATGAAGCATCTCCCGCTGCCGAGAGCTTTTGGTGTTGTGCCTTGGGTCGAAGGATCGCAGACAATTTCAACTGCCTACAACGTAACAACCTCTGTCACGGTCGTAGAAGATGGAGATGTGGATACGTGTCAAATTACCCTGTCCAACAATATGGCGAGCGCAGACTACGTAGTGTTGGCTACCCAAGGCAGCAGTAGTGCGAGCAAAGTAGACTCAAATCATAACGTAAACATCTTCGCGAAAACGGCTAACAGCTTCAAAATTGGGGCGCCTGCTGGCACAAATCGTGTGGTAAATTTCGTTGTCTTTGGAACTCTCGCATAACATTGAAGCGGGACACGTCCGGGCTTGGTTGAAACGGGGCGAGTTTCCTGCTCAGACGGCATGGCTCTTTGAGCAACTTTATACCTTCACGGTAAAAAATGAGGATAACGCTTATGTCTTAAATAATTTTGACGAGGAGGTCGTGCGGATTCTCATAGCGTGGCATTACCTTAAAAAGACTCTCATCTACCACACGACTGATGGCGAGATTGATGGGCTCTTCATGTGGTATCGCACCACAGACAAGTGGACCTGGGACGACATACTCAACTGGACCCCGGACGACCCCACCGGGAAGTGTTTTTTCTTAGCGTTCTTGTGGGCGGAAGGCCCCGCGCTTCGGCGCATGACCCTTGAATTGATCGACCGGCAACCAGAAGTAATCCGAGGAAGGTTGTTTGGGTGCCGAGAACGGCAGGATGGACCACGCATTGTAGAATACGATCAACGACTTTTAGTCAAAATCTTGCAAAGTAATGGGAGGAAAAAGTAGAGCGCCAGCACCGCCACAAATGATCGATCCAAACGAGGCAATGGGTCGGTTTCTATTCGGACAGGATTTCGAGGCAGGTGCAGGAATTACCGACCCGGTTTTTCAGCAAAGGCTAGTTGATGCAGAGACCCGATTTGGACCTCAATTTGTAGGTGCTGAAATGGCGCGTCAGGAGGCGGCAGCATTTGGAAGAGATGGACAGGCAGGGTTTCTGGATTTGTTTGAGCGGGCAGCTCCCAGGATTCAAGCGCTGACTGAGCAGCAAGCCCGGGCGCAACGGCAAGCCGACATTGCCGACATCCGAGATTTGGGGCCTGACGCGGTCAGAGCAATCCGAGAAGCTGATCCCCAAAGGGCAGCTCTGATTCAGCAGCAGCAAGGGCTCACAGATGACCTCTACGCCCGCGCAGGCGGAGTAACACCTCAACAGACCAGAATGGCGCAGCAAGGCGCCAGAGAGGCGTATGCGGCGCGTGGAAGGGGATTAGACGACGCTAGTGTGTTTGCAGAGGCGCTGGGTCGCGAAGACTTCATGCGTCAGAACCGAGCCGAGGCGATGGGCGCAGGTGGCAACCTGTTTGCCATGCTCTCTGCCTCCGGTGCAGATCCGGCGCTGGCGGTGACAGGAAGGCCAAGTGGAGCAGTTCCTGCGGCATTCCAAGGGCTCGGTCAAAGCATGGCTTTGGGGGGCAGGGGAGCAACTCCACAAACCTTTAATCCAGACACCGGGCTCAACCTTGCCTTGGCGCAACGAGCACAGCAGATGGAATACGACGCTAATGTTTTTGGGGCGCAGCAAGCTCGCAGCGGGTCAATCCTAGGTGGTTTGTTTGGAGGACTTGGAACCTTGGGCGGCGGTTTTCTTTCGCGTGGGGGATTTAGATAAAAAACTGAAACAATGGCTATTGGAGACACTGTTAACCCTGCTCTAGGAAGAGCAGATACCCGAGCAATATTAATGGGCTCAATGGCGGGCGCGGAGGCGCTAGGCAAAGGGATTGCCGCAGCAGGTCAAAGTCTTGCTGAAGGCATGGAACTTGGCAGGCAGCGCAAGGTCGCCCGCAAAGGCACAGAGACCAAGATCCAAGCGTTGATGAAATTGCACGAAGGCAACGAGGCAATGACCTCTCGCCTAGCTCCGCTCCTAAACACCTTACAAAGTGACGAGGTCCGTGGGTCAGAAAAGGACGCAATTGTTTCGCAGATAGACCCACTCGTAAACGCAATCACAGCAAAGCAGGCTCAAGACGTAGCAACTGCAGAGGCCAACTTTGACCGCACAATGCGGGCGGCAGACGTGTTTTTGAAAGGGGAGGCTTTAGAATTGGAGAGAAAGAAATTAAACCCAACTAAGATCACCCCGTTTAATGAGCTAGGAGTGCGAACTGCGCCGGATGGCAGAATTGAATATCGCTCAACTGCTATTGAAGAAAATGACAAAGCCGCACAAAAGAATTTCCAAGAGCGTCTGAGCGCAACTGCTGACACTCCTGATGACATAAGACAACTCAAAGAGTTTCGAGATCTCGTAGCCGAAAGCGGCGAAGGAATGCGGTTGCTGCAAATGGCGCAGGGCAAATTAGGAGACGCTGCGGGTAGTGAGTACACGCGCAGATTCCAACAATTCCAGACCGGGTTTGCGCAAAAAATCGCCAAAGCGAGAAACGGAGCAATCGTGACTGACGATGATGTGC